CCTCTTCGCCGTTCGAACTGGGCTGATCGACCAGGTAGGCGCCGGAGAGCGTGTAGACCTTGCCGTTCTTCAGTTCGGCGGTGATGGTCATGTTCGTGCCCTCGGTCAATGCCTTGAGCGGAAAGTTTGGCGTGTGCACTGCGGAGAACTTGAGCCAGGGGGCTTTGTCCTCTTCCTTGTAGTAGCCGGGTACGATCGTCTCCCGGGTCTTGTCCATCAGCGGTGCTTCTACGCCGCCCTTCAAGGTCAACTGCGTGCCGTCGATCTTGACGTAGCAGGTACCTGCAACTTTCTGCCCCATGGGTGGGCCTCCAAATGAAAAAGCCCGCACGTGGCGGGCCTGGATGATGGGACAGCGTTATGCCGCGTCAGCGGTGTACTGCTGACGGAACTGGTTCAGGAGCGCAAAGATGCGCAGCCCGTTCACGAAGTCAGGCGGATACAGCACATTCACCCGGCTCGGGTTGTTGCTGTCGCGCTCGACGATCAGGTGCTGCTGGAACATCTCGGAGTTTTCCACATGGCCGTCGCGCTCCATGTTGCCGTATTCGCTGATCAGCTCGCCCCTGATCACGTTAGGGGTGACGATGGGTTGGCCGTCGCCGAACTGAGTGCCGTCGTTCGCCAGCTTGTGTCGACCGTATTTGCTGGTGATGATCGACTTGAGCCGGCGCACGATGTACGCCATCTGATGCATTGTCTCGCTGTCCAGATAGGAGTCATCCGGCTGACCGTACGCGTTCTTCTGATACGTGGTGATCGCGCGCTGGATGCGCATGTAGCCACCTTCGTAATAAAGCGTTGCGATGCCGTACTGCAGCAGCGACTGGTATTCGTTGAGCATGAACCGGCTGCCTTCCGGCGCCGGGTCAATCCCGACAAGCGCACCCGTCTGGGTAGGCCGGCTGGCATCAGCCGAGATGAAGACGGCTTGCCGCGCCGCAGCTGCAGCCGCAACTTGCCAAAACGGCTGGGGAACGCCCGTTTCAAACCCGAAGATGGTCACGTGCTGATCATTGCGGGCCTGGCCTGCCGCGACCAGAACGCCCAGAGTGCCGCGCATCGCGCTGAACACATGGCCGTAAAGCTGCTTGGCCCAAGACCAGCGCCCGCTCATGTCGTTCATGGCTGTCTTCCACGCATTCAGCGTGGTCGTATCGCTCCACGGCACGCAGAGAAACTCGAACGGAGCATCGCCTAGCGCGGCCAGCGCAGCGGTCGGGTCAGGCGATCCAGCACCACCGGCAAGAACAGTGACAGCAACAGTAAGACCGGCAGGCGTCATCTCGCCATTGCTTTGCCCCAAGCGGTTCAGGACCAAGCTGATGTCGTTGGCAGATGCGCCTTTCCATTTGGACGTCAGCGTGACGTCGCCAGCGTCCGCGGTCGCAGAAACTGGAAGATCGGCCGCGGCGTTGATTTTGGTAGCCAGCGTAGCGGCAGCCACAGCGGCCGCGCTTCCGGAAGGAATGGTGGCCTGTACGCGATCGCCACCAACGTAAAGGTTGATGAGACCGGCCTCTGTCGAGGTGCCCGTGAAAGACACCTTGCCAGTCGCCACAGATCCTGCATCAGACTTCAGCGGTAAGCACCAGATCTCGCCAACCGGATCGTTTTCACGCCAGGCGCTGTACATGGCTGCAAGCATCGAACCCTGACCGCCAATGGCCTTTGCCTGCGCAAGGCTGGAGACCAGCGTCAACTTGCCGATTTGTGCGGCAGTCGATGCATCGTTGACCTGCCCTACGATCAAGCGCCGCAACGTGCTGGGCGCACTGTTCGCCATCGAGTTATCCATTTCCGCGTAGAACAGCGGGACGCGGATGTCCTGCGGGATTTGCTGAAATCCTACGCTCATTTGGTCGAGACCTCTTTAGCGGACGGGTTTTTGGCGGGCGCGTCTTCATCCTTGATTTTCACGTCCTCATCGTTGATGCGGCGGCGCCAGTAAATATCGTCCGGCACCTCGCGCCCCTCAGCGGGCAACAGCTCACCGGTTTCAGGATCCGGCACCGCGCGGCCCTTGGCCGGCACCACGGTAATGCGGTTCATGGCATGTCCTCTTTGATTTGAACTTCAATGCGCCCATCCGGGCCGGGGTATTTGAGATTGCGGTCTGCCGGATCGATGCAGTCCACGTTGATGTCCATGCCTTCCAGCTTCGGCAGCCCGTCGAGCTCCAGCTCATGCCACGTCTCGGCAGGATCAGTTTCAGCGTTGCGCCCCAACTGGAAGGCAGTAACGAACGAATAGCGGTAGATCACCAGCGCGCGGTCGATCTGCACCAGGTCGCCACCGTCGTAGGTGATCGGGTTGTATTCGCCGCCAGGCTTCCAACCCACCAGCGCCCGCCACAGCTGGGCGCGGATGTCGTGCAGCACGTCCACCGCCAGTTGTCCGCGCTGATCTTTAGCGTCGAGGATGACCACCACGTCAAACGCGTCCGTGATGTCTTGTCGAATGCCGTTCTGCAGGTCGTTGTCCGTTGCGTCATCACCGGTCGCGATGACGAAAGCGCCAGGGCGGTCGACCTGCTGGCTGGCTTTCACCGCGTCGAAGTCGATGCCGCCCGCCACGCGACCACCGAACAGCGGGCAGTGCTGACGCAGGTGCAGCACCACAGGAGTGATTTTCATGGGTTGTCTCGTTGATCAGCGCAGAGCGGCGGCGAAGGCCTGCTTGAGAATGGAGCGCACGGCCTCCTTGCTGTTGTTGAGCGCGTCGACCATGTAGTTCTCACGCGGCTCGATGCGCCACGCCCCGGTCGATTCCTGCTTTTTATGGGACTTGCCACGCTTGGCGCCGCGGCGCACGCCGTACCAGAGATACGCCGGGTAAAAGTCCTTCATGTCGGCGTTCTTCTGCGGTTCGATCTTCACAAGGAAGCCGGCACGGCTGACCCGGTAGGTGATCGAACGGCGCAGTCTGCCTTTGCGCATGCCGGGGTACTGGCCTTTGCCTGACACTGCGCGCTTGCTGACCAGCTTTCGGCCCTCGGCGCGCACCAGCACGCCGGCCCTACGCATGGCCTTGCGGATTTCCTTCTTGTCGAAGTCGAGCTTGCCGTAGCTGTCGAATCCGCCGAAGTGCAAATAAGCTGCAGGCCTAGCCATAGAGGTTTCCTCCCGACTGATCTAGACCAAGCTCCTCAACCTCCAGCACGGTGAATTTGTGACCACCGTTCATGTCGGTCGCGCGCTGGACGCGATAGACGATATCGCCGTGGAGCACTTCAAAGTCAGTCGGCAGAACACCGAGATATCGAAGCGTAATGCGGTGCGTGATTTTGGCGGCCGCCTGGATGCTGCCGCTGTAAACAGCTGTTCCGACCGGCTGTATCTGCGCCCAGCGCTTTCTTTCATCCGTGAACAATGAATCAAGGCCGCCATTACTGGCTGGCATGTCGGATCGGCGACGCAACGTTACGCGCCGGTTCAAATCCCCTGCGCCGGGCTCTTTCATCGCCATCAGAATTTCTTCCTGTACCAAAGCAACCGTTCGACTGCCAATGGCACTGTGCTGACCGACTGCCCTGATACAGCTTCTCGGTTGGTGTACCAGTGAGCGACCAAAAGCAGGACCGCATGCATGACATCTTTCGTCAGAGTCATCTCGTTCGGGAGCACGGGGTTGATTTCCACCAGACGGCGGTCACAGTGCTGCTGGACGTGCTCAAGGGCGGCTTCGAGATAACCCTGAATAAGCAAATCTTCCTCGTCGTGATCGACGCGAAGATGCAGCTTAACCAGGGCGAGATCGATCATTACGGCTTCTCTTTCTTATCGTCTTCCAGCGCTTCCAGGCGGTCCGCTTCGGCCTTGTCGGCCGCCGCCTTTTCAGCGGCAGCTTTGTCGGCAGCGGCTTTTTTCTCGGCCGCACTTGTCTGCTTGTTTTCTTTTGGAGCCGCGCCGTCAGCTACTGCGACGGCTAGGCCTTTGCCGATCAACACATGCGCATACTCGTCCTCGACGCTTTCAAGCGTAACGCCGGCGCGAACTTGATCGCTCGCAGTACCCAACTTCGCCGAGTTGCCCTCGAAGCCCCACAGAGTTCGGATTTTCATGATTCACCTGAGCAAAAAAAAGGGGCCCATAGGGCCCCAGTGACTGGCGGATTTACTGAGCGACCGCGAAGCGGCCCTTCACGAACGCGTATGGACGACGAACCGCCAAACCGAGACGCTCCTCGACCAGCAGCACGCGCTGGTTCTTAACGAAGTCGTCGTTGATCCAACCCACTTTGACCGTGAAGGCCATGCGGTCGTACAGGCGCGCGCCCTGAGCGAACGACCCGACGAGGAACTCGCCACCCGTTGCGGCGTTGCCGCCAGCGGCCGGGGTGCCTTCATCCATGCTGTCGGACACCACCACTGGGCGGCCCCAGAGAACCGGGGTGATCATGCCCTGCAGGTTGGCGAACAAGTAACGATTGTCCGCGTCCTTGAGCAGCTCGATGTTCATCCAGTCCAGGTCGGTCATCACCACGGCATCTGCCGCGCGCTTGGACTGCTTGCGAACTTGGTAGATCGCACGCCGCACGGTATCGATGGCGGTGTCGCCGGTCATGCCGAGGGCTGCGGCAAACGCTGTGGCCTGGGTCATGATGCCGTTGAGATTGTTGCCAGTGCCGTCGCCCTTGAGGATCTGACCCTCTTCCTTGAGCTTCAGGTCGTAGCGCAACAGCTCTTGGATGTAGCTGTAGAGTTGCGGGATGTCGTCGAGCGCTTCATCAGTGACAGGCATCCACACCGCGATCTTGCGGACGTTGTCGGTCTTCTGCTCGAAGGTCACATCGCTCGAAGGCTTGGCCGCGCCCTCGGCCACCATGCCCGCGCCGCGGGTGTGCAGCTTCTCGAGGAAGTAGCTGTAGCTCTGGCCATCAACCGGGGTGGTCGGGATCAGATCGCGAATCACCAAGTCTTGGCGAGGGCGGTCCTGAATGACAGGGTCCCATTGAGTTGGGACCAAGCCGGCGCTGGTCAGCTTGGTTTCGGACATGGAGGCCATGTCGGATTTGGTGATTTCGATCTCGGCCTGGTTCTGGTTTTTCTGCTGCAGCGCTTTGTACGCGTCGTTGCCTTTCACCAGGTCGATGAAGCTTTTCTTTTCGCCAGCCTGGCCGCGCAGCTGGAGGCCCTTTTCTTCGAGCTTTTGCACTTGCTCGATGACGCGCTCGATCTCGCCTTTCTGGTTTTCGATCTTGGACTTCATTTCCAGCGTCACGGTGTTGCCTTTCTGCAACTCGTCAGCAACGTGGTCGTATTTTTGCTGCAGGCCCTGGAAACCTTCTTTCAGTTGTTTGTCCAGGGAATCGCGCAGCTCTTTCACTTCGCTCATTGCGATGCTCCAAAATGGTGGGTGAACAGTTGAGAAATGTCTTTCAGCTCATCCACGATCACCGTGGCCGCCGCACCACCATCACGGTGTACAGCGGAGTAGCCGAGCGAAGCGACCGCAGCCGCCTCCTTTTGCGAAAGCCCCATGCGATCGCGCAGGGCCTTTTCAAAAACTCTGATGTCCGACTTCACGTCGGTAACCTGCGCTTCAGGATTCATGCCGAACGGAACAAGAGAGGCCTCCCACAGTTCGGCCTGTTTGATAATTCGGATGCTGCGTCCCTCGCGCTCCTCGTAGGCCGCCAGCAGGGTGTTGAAGCCGATGGACATGCTGTCGAGCGTGCCCTCTTTCATCAGCTCGTACGCATCGCGCGCATAGCTCACAGCCAGATTCACCTTGCCCTTGATGTAGAGGCCGTGCGCATCCTGGCTGTAGTCCGCTGAGCCAATGAGGCGTGTCAGATCATGAAACAGCGCCAGCTTCAGACGGCCTGCGCGGGTCGTCTTCACCTTCGTAAAGGCTCCCGGCATGATCACGTCGTCGCCTAGGTCGACGTTGTTGAACACCGCGGCGTAGCCTTCGAAGTTGCCTGCGTCGTCTACGGCCTTGACCTCGAATGGCACTTCAATTTTTGTCAGCATTGCCTTGCGTCTCCCACCGAGTGACCCGGTCGTATTCGTCTCCCGCCAGCGGCGGCAGGTTTTCCTTTTCGCGGACGTCGTTGGGGCTCATCCATCCAGAGCCTCCAGATCCGCCCAATGCCGCCCGGTAATAGGCGGCCCGCGCGGTGCTGTCGGCGCGCAACAAACCCTCGACGACAAACTCGGCAAATCGGTCTGTGTCGCCGTAAAGCTTGTCGTTGTATTCGTCTTCGATGGCGTCGAGGTAGGGCTTCAGGCCGAACGTCACGAACCCGCTGGTTTGCTGCTCGAGGTTCGAGCCCATGATCGAGGTCTTGCTGGCCCGGTTGGCCAGGTAGAGAGGCACTCCCCAGACGCCCGCCAAAGCCTCTTCCTGAAATTGCTGGGATTCGATGAACTGACTGTCTTTCTGGCTCAGCCCGGCGGGCACAATCTTTGGCCCGCCCTGCAGGATCGCCATCTTGCCGATGTCTTCCGTGTCAGCCTTGCGGACATCAGGGAAGCGGGACATGACCTGCTCTTGCTGGGCGTCCGTCAGAAACCCGTCGTAGATAACGTAACCGCCGGAGAACCCACCCTTGCGCATGAAGCGCGCCGACCAGTCATGAGCCGCTTTGGCAAGTCCTAGCGTCTCCGCCTGATGTTCGACAGGCGACATACCGTTGATGCCGTCTGTGCTGAACAACTTGAAGTGCAGCATGTTCTCTGGCGACACAGGCGCTCTGTCGCCATCGATGGTGACGTAGTAAATGAGCTTGGAATCAAGCGTATCGACTACCACGTTATCGGGCGATACCAGCGTGGAGCCAATGTGCTCGCCGCTGTCGGACCGCTCGATGATCGCGTAAGCGTTCCCGCGCAACGCCATATTCACGACAACCGCTTTCAAAAAATTGAGGCGGGTCATGAAGGGGTTTGGCTTGCGCATGATGCGACTGGCTCGGTCCCTGTAAGGAACCAATTGCCGCTTGCCGTCTTTGTCGTCGTAAAGCTTGAGCGGCAACCCAGCGACAGACTCGCTCAGGATTTTCACGCAAGCCCAGACGATGCTGATGGTCATCGCTTTGGTCGGTGTGACCCTGACGCCTGACTTGGTCGCCTTGCCGCCGACGAGCATGTCGACTTCTACATAGTCGCCAGTGGCCGGATCTTCATAGCCGAACATCCGCCAGCTCAGCGGGTTGTACCAACGGAATCCCATATTCAGCCTATAAGTCCAAAGAACCCTTTCTGCAGGTAGTTATCCATTCCGCCCTTGGCCTCTGGATTGAGGGCCATCAGCGACACGGCGTTGAACATCGCCATCAGGGGGTCAATTTTTGCGGAGCCGCTTGCCTGCTTTGTGATCAGGATCGCGTTGCCTCTGGGCTCGACCCTCGCGTTACCGCAGCACCAGGCCATCATTGGCTGACCGCCATGAAGTAAGCCGCCCTCGGCAAGCTTTCGCTCAGCCGTCTTGATC